GGATGAACTGATCGCCCATGTACCAATACTTTATTATCAGCCCACGCCTTGGTAACCCGGGCGATCAGTTCATCCCAGAGGACGGTGTCAACATTGACGCACTGCTCGACGGCGGCCTGATATCCACCGACACCGCAAAAAAATCATCTAAAGTCAAATCAGAACCCAAGGAGCAATAGACATGGCTATCAGCAGCACTTACCTTTCTAACCCAAGCATCACGATCAACGCGGTGGACTTGTCCGATCAGTGCACAAGCGCGGTCATCAACTATGTGTCGGAGCAATTAGAAAACACGACATTTTCCAACACTTCGCGCAGCTTCACATCTGGCCTGTACTCAAACACCGTGACCGTAACTCTTTATCAGAGCTACGCAGCAAGCGAGACTGAAGCCAGCATTTACAGCCTTGTGGGCACAACCACGACGCTTGTCTTAAAGCCAAGTTCATCGGCTGTCGGTGCTACGAACCCTTCGTACACTTTGACGGGCGCGTTCTTGTCGGCACATACACCGATCAACGCTTCGCTCGGCGAACTGTCCACAATTGACCTGACATTTAGCGGTGGCGTTTTAACTAAAGCCGTCGCATGATCTCGCGGCATCAGCCGCTGAGAATTACAAGTAGCAAGACCGCACAAGCGGAGCCTTGCCCGACAAAGGAGAAACAATGAAAGTCAAACTATCCATCGACCTTGGCGACGGTAAGCCAGCCCGTGAGATGACCACCAACATGCTTGCCATTGTTGACTGGGAACGAACAGAGAACCGTCGATCAGCAGACGGCAAGGGCATCGGCTTCAGCGACATGTGTTGCTGGGCTTACACGCTGTGCAAACTTGCTGGAGACAAGGTGCCTGCAACGTGGCGCGAGTGGGTAAACGAAAACCCGAACATGACCATTACACCTATTAACGAGCTAGTTGACGAGACCCCTTTCATCGAGGGACTTGGCGGCGAAGCCTCTGCGAAGTCCTAGCGTTAACAGGCTTCTGGCCAAAGGAGATCGAGTTCACAATGCGAGACCTGAACACCGTCACCTATGTGCTTGAGCAGATGCACCGTAAGAAGTAACTATGTCTGCATCAGCGACCGTCCAGATAGCAGGAGTTAAAGAAGCAATAAACGGGCTGCGCAAAATTGACCCACAGCTGCAAAAAGACTTTAAGGCTGAAGCGACTGCTATTGCACAGCCAGCGATTACTGCTGCAAAGACCGCGTACAGCCAGTTTCCATTGTCGGGCATGGCGTACAAGTGGTCTGATCGAGGCCGCAAAATATTCCCGTTTACTATCTCGGGCGCACAGTCAGGCGTAAAGATGCGCTTTGACACTCGCCGCAATGCTGTAGGCGTAATTCTGATCGAGCAAAAGAACGCAGCGGCAGCAGTGTTTGAGGGTGCAGGCCGCAAAGACACAAACCGTTTAGGCACATCACTTGACTCGGTATCTACAGAGCGCGGCTTTGCAATGGCGATGCCGGGTAGGTCTCGACTAATCGGGCCAGCGGTCTACAAAGCACGTCGCGGTATTGAAGACGAAATGGCAAAGATGATCTTGAAAACAATTAACGAAATTAAACGAGAGGTCGGCTAATGGCTTTATCTATTCCAATCATTAGCGAGTTTGACGGCAAAGGCGTTGACAAAGCAATTAAAGAGTTTCAGCAGCTTGAAGGCGCAGCCAACAAAACAGGCCACATCATGGAAAAAGCGTTTCTGCCTGCTGTCGCTGCGCTCACAGGGCTGGCTGCTGGTGCAGTCTTGGCAACTAAAGCCGCAATGGAAGATGCCGCACAGCAAGCCGAACTTGCACGCCAACTACAAACAACGACACAGGCGACTGCTGCACAAGTCGCTGCTGTTGAGGAGTCGATCAGCGCGTTTTCGCGGCAGACCGCTATTGCTGACGATCAGCTGCGCCCAGCCTTGGCGAACCTTGTGCGCGCTACAGGCTCACTGGAACTGTCACAGAAGGCAATGTCGGTCACTGCTGACCTGGCTACTGCCAAGAACATTGACATGGAGACAGCCAGCGTCGCTGTCTCTAAAGCCCTAGCAGGCCAGACCACTGCTCTCATCAAATTAGACCCATCCCTAAAAGGTGTCATTGACTCGTCTTCGACTGCCGATGAGATCATGCAGGCTTTGGAAGGCTCGGTCGGTGGCGCGGCTGAAGTGTTTGCCAGCACCGCTGAGGGTGGCATGAAGAACTTTGGCATCCAACTTGGAGAGTTGCAAGAGTCAATCGGCGCAGCGTTCCTGCCAGTGCTAGAAAAACTGCTGCCAGTGCTGCTCGACATGGCAATGTTCCTACAAGAAAACACCGATCTTATTCTGATCGCCAGCGGAGTAATCGCAGGCTTCTCGGCAATGATTGTGGCTTACACAGTCGCCGTCAAACTTGCCACCGTTGCCAACACGCTGTTTAACTTGTCGCTGGCAGCGAACCCGATCGGTCTCGTAGTTGCTGCTGTAGTCGGACTCATTGCAATCCTGACTGCGCTGTACTTTAAGTTTGACACTGTGCGCGTCATCGTTGACAAAGTATTTGACGTTATGGCAGCAGGCGTAAAGATCGCAGTAGGCGTAGTCAAGACGTACCTAGAAAACATGTACGGCGTGTTTAAGACAATTTTTAATGGCATCGCCACACTGTGGAACTCGACGATCGGCGGCTTTGGCTTTGAAATACCAGACTGGGTGCCGGGTATCGGCGGCAACAGTTACACCATCCCAGAGATGCCAACCCTTGGCGGCAGCGGTAGCAGCACATCATCTGGCGATCGAGGCGGTGCAGCGCGCGAAGGCGGCACAGGCTCATTTCCATCAGGCCCACTTGGCATGGCTGAAGCAGCTCTTATCACAGCTCCATCAGGCGGCGGTGGCGGCGGTAAGTCCTCAAGCGTCCTTGATCTAAGCAAAAACTATGCAGGCAACATGGGCGGCAACTACGGCATCACAGGCAACGCCGCAGACTTCTCTAGCCTGTTTGATCAGTTCATGGTTGAGCGCGGCACACCGATCACAGTAAATGTCAACGGCGGTCTAGCCACATCAGCAGACATCGGTCGCGCTGTAGTAAACAGCATTAAAGCCATGAACCGAGTGGACGGCCCAGCACAAATACAGGTCGCCTGATGGCTACCACGATCGTCCAGTCAGGGTCTTACGATCTTAAGATTGCTACAGGCTTCCTCGTTGACGCGTTTACGCTGGACTCAGCAGAGAAGGGTGTGCTCAACAACACCGAGTATGTCCTAGACGGTACGACAGAGTTTGCATCCGTAATCGACGGCGCTACAGGCATCAGCGTGTTCCGTGGACGCAGAGACATAGGCGACCAGTTCACTGCTGGAACAATGAGCTTTGATCTCAACGACACTTTCACGGGCGGGATTTTCAATCCGTTCGATACTTTGTCGCCCTATTTCAACACCGACGAGGCTGTGCCGGGTCTAGCCCCTATGCGTAAAGTTGTTTTGAGTCGTGAGGGAGAAGAACTGTTCAACGGCTACATCGTGGACTATTCGTATAACTTTAATTTGGGCGGCCTCGATACAGTCAATGTGTCCTGCGCTGATGACTTTTATCTGTTAAGCCAGACATACATGAACGAGTTTAATGTGACCGAGCAACTTGCCAGTGCTCGAGTAGCAGCAGTCTTAAACCTGCCTGAAGTCAATGCTTTTATGTTGCCAGGTGAGCGCAGCATTGAAACCTCAACCATTTTGCTGGGCGGTGCTTCCGCATATACCGTTCCTTACGGCACATCGGTCGCTGCTTACATGGCGAAAATTAACGAGTCTGTGCAGGGCCGCATCTTTATTGCGCGCGATGGTACTTTCACATTCCAAGACCGCATTGGTGACACGCTGTCGGCATCATCGGCAGACTTCCACGATGACGGCACAAACATCCCCTACGACAACGTAGGCATTTCCTTTGAGGCCAATCAGGTTATTAACAGGGCAGCAGTGCAACACGCTGGCGCTACAAGCCCAGAGATCGCCGAGGACTTAACATCGCAGGCCACCTATTTTATTCAGACCACAGCCATCTCGGACGCGCTAGTCCACAACGACACAGCAGCTCTTGACCTTGCCAACTACCTACTTGTAGGACAGCCTGAGGCGCGTTACACCAATGTGTCGACCCCGTTTGCAGCTCTTACCGATGCCCAGCGCGACGTGGTGGCAGTCCTTGAAATTGGTAACACCGTGACAATTCAGAAGTCATTTTCCAGCGGGCTTACAATTACATCGCTGGCACAAGAATTAGCGATTGAGGGCATCCAGCATGAGATTGACCTGTTAACAGGCCATCGCATAACCCTGTTCACTAGCCCTACAACGCTGGTGTTTGAGCTGATCTTGGATGATCTGGTATATGGCACAATCGACACAGAAAATGTCTTAGGATAAGGAGCATTATGGGAGCAAACGCAGTTACTACAGTCCCCGTTTATACGGCAGGCGAAGTCCTCACCGCAGCGGATCTCAACATCACAAATAGCGGCATCCCCGTTTTTGCGGATAGCACGGCGCGCGATAACAGTTTCGGCGGCGCAGGCGAAAAGACTTTAGCCGAAGGCCAGTTTGCTTATATTGAGGCAACTAATACGACGCAATATTACGACGGCGCGGCTTGGCAGTCTGTAGGCACAACGCCGGGCCTTGTGTTTATTACGGGCGCAAGTTTCAGCGCAGCAGCAACGGTAAGCATGGCGGCAGGCGTCTTTACTGCAACATACAAAAATTATGTTGTTTACCTAAATTGCACTACCGCTGCCGCTGGAACGGTAAATATCCGCGTAAATGTTGGCGGCACACCACAAACTGGCGCAAGTGCTTATTATTCAGGTTACACCGCTCGCGGCAGCGGCGGAGCAGCAAACGCAGGAAGCAACACAAGTTCTATGACATTAGGCCCAAGTGTCTTCGGTGCTTACAGTCTTGGAAGCGTCATTACTTGTTTTGATCCGAATACAAACACAGGAAGTATTGACAGCAATATCACCGCGATTTCGACCACTTTTTGGGATACCGTCAACCCTGGTGTTTCTCTTATGGGTGGCGGAACTGACGGTATCGGCGCATACGACGGACTAACTTTTACCTCATCAACGACAATCACTGGAACATATAAAGTCTACGGAGTAAGCAACTCGTGAAAATCCAAATTGGCAATACTGAACGCGACATGACAGAAGCAGAAATAGCGCAATATAACAAAGACATTGTTGACGCAAACGCCGAACAAGCCATCAAAGCCGCCGCACGGCAAGCAGTCCTAGACAAACTAGGACTAACGCAAGATGAAGCCCAAGCATTGTTGGGCTAAATATGCGGCCCTTGTCTTTATGGTTGCAGTTGTAGCGGCAGTCTTAAATGGATGCGCCAGCACACGAATCAACATTGAACCGAACAGGTGCTTTACTAGGACGGCTTGCGATGTCGCCAGAGGATAAACACGCACGTCTAATCCTGATCGTTGGCGTGACTATGTCGATCAGTTTTGCAGCAATCGTGCTCGGCTTCGTCTACGGCCTGCTATTCGTAAACCAGCCTCTCGAACAGGCCCCAAATGACGCCGCATTTATAGACCTACTCTCAACGGTTGTCGTGTTCTTGACCGGGTCTTTAGGCGGCCTATTGGCATCTAACGGAATGAAAAAAACCAAACAGACAGGGACAACAGATGAAACCAAGTGATAAAGCAATGATTTCCACCTACATCAACAGCGCCATTGCAGCAGCAGTCGCGCTCTACATGTCAGGCAACACAGACCCGAACGACCTACTAGGTGCAGCCATCGCAGCAGTAGCACCACTATTCATCGGCTATGTCAACCCGAAAAACAAGGCTTATGGCATCGGCAAAAACCCCGAAGCCTAAAGCACCGACGCTCACCGCTGTACCTGCACAGCTTGAACGGCACTACCACAAACTGGTCTTACCATCCACGTTGCAGCATGT